AATATAATAGAACCTTTAATTAAACAGCTTGAATGTAAAAAATTAATAAGAGTAAAAGCAAATCTATATCCTTCAACAGAAAAAATTAAAAAACACGGGTATCATAAGGATTATGATTTTAAACATAAAGCCTGTTTATTTTATATAAATAATAACAATGGTTATAATTATTTTAAAAAAGATAATAAAAAAACAAAACCTAAAGCAAATACTGCAGTTTTTTTTGATCCAAGTAAATTACATTGCAGCTCTAGTTGTAGTGATCAAAAAAGAAGGGTAACTATAAATATTAATTATGAATAATGTTTTACCTACTATTATAGAAGATAATTTTTTTACTAATCCAAAAGATGTAATTAAATTATCTAAAACTTACAAATATCATATGCCAACAAAAGAAAACTATTGGGCAGGTAGAAGAAGCGAGTGTTTACATATAAAAAATTATGATTTTTTTAAACAAGTAATTTTAAAAGTATTGAGTTATTATTACCCTAATGTAGAATTAACTTTTACTAATAGTGCTGTTTATTTTCATAAAATAAAACCCAATAATAAAGGTAAAAATAAATTTCATTTTGATAAAAATTATGATGTAGCAGCTATTGTATATTTAAGCAAAGGTGATATAAAAACTGGAACAACTATATTTAATAAAGATAATAAAAAACAAATTATAGTGAGCAATGATTATAACACAATGGTTTGTTATGATACTAAAAAATATCACGGACCTACAAGTTTAAATCTTGTAGACGAAAGACTTACGTTAAATATATTTATTAAAAACATAAAGAGGAAAGCATGAAAAAAAAGAAAAAAAGAATAAAGAAACCAAAAGCGATAACTTACCCTGCTGAATTAGCTAGGGGAGACTATTTTAAATGTCCTATCTGGTTTGCAGATGCACCAGAATTTGAAAAAAAATTAAACGATGCGTCAGATAAATATATAGAAGAAGCTAAAAAAACTTTAAAACCAGCAATAGATAAAAGAAATAAAAAGTTTGGCGATAAGGGAGACATGGGTCATGTATTTCATTCTACAACATTAGTTGGTGATCCTAATTTTAAAGAACTACAAGATTATATTGGTGCAACATCTCATAATTTATTAGTTGAAATGGGTTTTGATATGTCGGGTCATCAGTTGTTTACTACAGAAATGTGGGTACAAGAATTTGCTAAAAAAGGTGGTGGACATCATACTTTACATACACATTGGAATGGTCACATCTCTGGTTTTTATTTTTTAAAAGCTAGTGAAAAAACATCGCTGCCATTGTTTGAAGATCCAAGACCAGGTAATCTTATGAATCTTTTACCAGAAGCAGATAAATCAAAAGTAACCTACGCTAGTTCTGCAATAAATTATAAAGTTAGACCAGGTGCAATGATTTTCTTTCCATCATATATGCCGCATCAATACATTGTTGATATGGGTTATGATCCGTTTAGATTTATACATTGGAACTGCCAAGCCATACCAAAAGGAGTATTAAATGTCATTCAAGAAAAATAAATACACAGTATTAAAATCAGCTATCTCTCCTGAGTTGGCAGAATTTGTTTATCAATATTTTTTAAATAAAAGAGATGTGGCAAGATTTTTATTTGATCAAAAATATATATCTCCATTTACAGAATACTTTGGTATATGGAATGATGAGCAGGTGCCTAATACTTATTCACATTATAGTGACATTGCAATGGAAACTTTATTACAACAAGTAAAACCTGTTATGGAAAAACACACTGGAATAAAGTTAAGTCCTACTTATTCCTACGCAAGAATTTATAAAGAAGGAGATGTCCTAGCTCGACACAAAGATAGATACTCATGTGAAATATCTACTACGTTGAATTTAGGTGGTGAGTCATGGCCCATATATTTAGATCCAACAGGTAGAAAAGGACAAGCTGGTATTAAAGTGGACCTTCAACCAGGAGATATGTTAATCTATTCTGGTTGTGATCTTGAACATTGGAGAGAAGAATTTAAAGGCAAGAACTGTGGTCAAGTATTTTTACATTATAACAAAACTAGTTCTAAAACAGCCAAAGAAAATTATTTAGATAAACGTCCTTTACTTGGTGCACCTGCCTGGTTTAAAGGTGTCAAGTTGACAAAAATTAAAAAATAGTTTACATTGTAAGCTTGTAAGGGAAGATCCACCACACGCTTCCCTTACTTTAAACCTGTTGAATTTATCAACAATCTGATATAAACCATAATAAACAGGTTTTTATATGCTACAAAAATTAGGATTTTTACCAGGATTTAACAAACAAGTCACAGATACCGGAGCCGAAAGTCAATGGGTTGATGGTGAGAATGTTCGTTTTAGATATGGTACACCGGAGAAGATAGGTGGCTGGAATCAATTAGGTCAATCAAAACTTACTGGTGCCGCTAGAGGTTTACATCATTTTGTTAGCACAGCTTCAATTAAATTTGCAGCTATAGGTACTAATAAAATTCTATATGTTTATTCTGGTGGTGTATATTATGACATTCATCCTCTAGTTAATCCAGCAGGTACATCACTTACTAATGCATTCAGTACAACTAATGGATCACCGACCGTTACAATAACGTTTCCTACAGATCAAACTTTTGTACAAGGAGACATTATTTTATTTAGTAATTTTACTGCAATTACAAATTCTAATTTTAGCGCAGCAGATTTTGATGATAAAAAATTTATGGTTGCTAGCGCACCTAATGCTAGAACGATTACCATTACAATGCCTTCTAACGAAACAGGAAGTGGTGCCACTACTTCAGGAGGTATAAAATTTTTTCAATACTATCACGTAGGACCAGCAGAACAACTAGGAGCTTTTGGTTGGGGTATATCTTTATGGGGTGGTAATCTTTTAGGAGCATTAAAAACTACATTAAGTGGTGCACTAGGAGATAACACTAATGGTAATAATGGTTCAGCTACAGAAATTACATTAGCCAATACAGCTGGTTTTCCAAGCACCGGTACTAATTTTATTTTAATTGGAACAGAAGAAATTTCTTACACAGGTGTTACAGCAAACAAACTTACAGGTATAACTAGAGCGGTAAGAGGAACTACACGAGCTGCACATAATACCGGTGTAACAGTTACTAATACATCTTCTTTCACAGGTTGGGGATCACCTGCAGCTAACACTGACTCAGTAACTGATCCAGGTCTTTGGTCCTTGGACAATTTAGGAACAACTCTTATTGCATTAATTCATAACGGTGAATGTTTTAAATGGGACGGCGATGCAACAAACGCTACAGACATTAGAGCAGTTATAATTCCAGGAGCACCCACAGCATCACGTGATATGTTAGTGTCAACTCCTGATAGACATTTAGTATTTTTTGGTACAGAAAAAACAATAGGTAATAAGTCAACACAAGACGATATGTTTATAAGATTTTCATCTCAAGAAAATATAGAAGACTACATACCAACAGCAATCAATAGTGCCGGTACACAAAGACTGGCCTCCGGATCACGGATCATGGGCGCAACACTTGGTAGAAATGCAATATACATTTGGAGTGATACGTCTTTATTTACTATGAGATTTGTCGGTACTCCATTTACATTTGCCTTCGAACAAGTTGGTACTAACTGTGGATTGATTGGTATGAATGCAGCAGTAGAAGTTGATGGTGCTGCGTACTGGATGTCTGATAATGGTTTCTTTAGGTTTGCCGGTAAACTAGAATCTATGGATTGCCTGGTCGAAGATTATGTTTATGATGATCTTAACACAACTTCTAATCAATTAGTATACTGTGGTATTAATAACTTATTTGGTGAAATTACTTGGTTTTATCCAACAACTACATCTAATGTAGTTAATAGAGCGGTGACTTATAGTTACTTAGACTCAACAGCAAAAAGACCTATCTGGTTTACAAATGCAAGTTCTTTATTTCCAAGAAGTACCTGGCAAGATTCTGCAGTATTTGGTTTACCTCATGCAACTAAATATAATGCAAGTGATGATGCATCGTTTGATGTTGTTGGGAACACCGAAGGAGTATCAGTTTATTTTGAACACGAAACTGGAGTCAATCAACAAGAAGCAGGAACATCGGCTGTAGCTATACCAGCAAATATTACTTCTGGAGATTATGATATTACACAAAAAATTGTAAAAGGAGCTGCTACAAACATGGCTGATCTTAGGGGAGATGGAGAATCTATAATGAGAATTAGTCGAATTGTTCCTGATTTTATTTCTCAACAAAATAACGTATTTGCACAATTAGATGTTAGAGATTATCCTAACAATGTTGCAGCAAGTTCACCCTTAGGACCTTTTACTTTAACACCAAACACTACAAAAGTTGACACGAGAGCTAGAGGAAGAGCTATATCTCTTACCATATCTAACACAGCTGTTGATACTAGTTGGAAGTTAGGAACTTTTAGGTTAGATATACAAGCTGGAGGAAGACGATAATGGCTAAGATAGTACAAACATTAACCAGAGCAAGTGAAGAATATGATCAAGACATATCTCAATCATTAGTTAGAGATTTAGATGCTGTTCTTGAGAAATTAAA